GATTTTTGTTCAGGACCGAATGCAGTAAATGCTTGTATTTGTGCTTCTTCTTCTTTTGATAAATTTTTAGGGTCAGCACCGATACTTTTTATATAATCAACAACCGTCATATCAGGTTGTCTCCTATTAGTGAAAAAATTAGTTGCACCTGATACTAATAAAGGTAAAATACCTGCTATTTTTTCTTTTGTAGTTGGTTCTGGTGGTCTACGAACAGGTCCTCTAGCCGTTGGAAAAGAAGTTCTAACTTGCGGTATTTGTATTGGTGTTACCCCACCAAAACCTTTTTGACCACCGAAAGTCGGAAAAGCTAATCCTCTTATACCATTAGCCATACATACCACCTATACCAACAGTTGTATTTAAAGCACCTACACCTCGGATTTTTGGCATGTAATCAATAGGTCGAGCTACTGATGCAAATCTCATATCTCCAACTACAGGCATTGGCACTTTTTTAGGTGCCTCATTAGATAAACCGCCTATACCAAACTGATTTGTAAACGAACCTAGACCTTGTTGAAAAGGTAACATATTAGTACCCATAGGACCTGTGCCTATTGTTGTATTAGGTGTATAAGACGAAAAAGAACCTGCTGGTGTTGCACCTGCATAACCGAAACCGCCTGCTAGTGGTCCTAGTGATGCGGTTAATCCACCAAGGTTTTGAATTAATTGCATAGGTAAATTATATTGACCAGTAAAGTTTTGATAATCTAAATCCATGAGTGATTGACTTCTACCTCTACCTAATCCACCAAATTGTAATGTACGATTTATATCTTGTGATTGTAATTGTGGGAATAAACTTGCTAATCCTGAAAACTGTCTACTTACATTACTAAGACCCTGTCCGCCCATCAATCCTCTACGTTGTGCTTGTTCGAATGCATTTTGTGCTTGTTGCGAAGCTAAACCGTAACCACGACTTCTAATATTACCAACAGCTTCTGCTGCACCTCTACCAGTTTGTCTAGCTAATTCTTCTTGTGCTATACGACCTCTAGAACCTCCAAAAGCACCTTGACTAATAGCTTTATCTCGTAATCCAATATCACTCTGGGCTGACCTTCTATTTATATCTTGTAAAGTTTGTTGAACAACATCTTCTTCAAAAGGATTATAAAATTGACTTATACCACTAGGGTCAAATTGACCAGTGCTACCTCTTGTTAAATCGCCTGCTTCATCTAATAACTGTGCTGACGCACCTAAATAAGGTCTATAACTACCGATTGCAGAATCAGATAATTGAAACGCTAACCGTTCTCTTGGGTCAAAATCAGCAACTCTTTGCCCTGTATAAGTAAAAGGAGAACTATCTTCTCTACCTAAATTAGCGAACTGGTCTCTAAAATACTGTGTCGCATAAGGAAATATAGTTTGTGATAATAAATCACCTATATACCCTGCGGGGGCTTGACTGGAATATTCTTGTTCTTCTCTACTAGCCATACATTCTATTTCCTTTGTTATTAATTTTTTCTAATGCAGCAATACCTTTACTGTGGTCACCACCACCTAACATATCTACTGTAGCTTTAGATAACATAAATTCACCATCACTCGCCATGATAGGTATCATATCATCTTTTGGTCCTCCTGGACCGTCAAGTTCACCACCGCCTATCAAGGGTTTGAACATTTGTCTATTTAAAACGCCACCATCATCCATACCTATAGGCTCAAACTGAAATCTTCTCCTATTTGCATTGCCTGCAGGTAGTGTTCGTGTAGATACTTGACTGCCTGGTCTTTTTTCTTGTTTTTGTAACAAGGCACCAAGGATACCTTTAAACCCACCAGTTAAAGCATTTTGTAAATCAGCTAAATCTTCGTTTTCGTATATTTCTGCTAGTATTCCTCTTAAACCTTGTGGCATAGTATTTAAAGTATCAAATATACTTGATATACCGCCACCGTTTGCGTATCTATGTATATTTCCTCCATGATACATACCCATAATACCTTCTTGTTGTTGTAATAACATTTGCAACAACATTTCTTCATCTACATCAGATAAAGAACGACCCTCTTCTCCTTTTGATGCCATCTCAGGTGTTTTCGCTTGTGTTCCTAAAATTTCTTGTATTTCTATAGGAATACCTGAATCTAAAGAAGGTGCAGTACCACTGCCAATCATAGCCTTTTGTTTAGGTGCTCGTTTACGTGCTATTTCATTAGTAACTAAGTTTCCCGCAATACCGACTAAAACTGGAATAAGAGGATTCATTTTTATTCTCCTTTTGACTGATTATATATCAAATAGTGTATATTATTAAAGGTTTTTCTTTACCTTTTACTTTTATCGGTTTTACTGATTTTAAGTTATATCCGCAATATTTTTCAGTTTCTTCGCCAATAAGTATGTTTACACCTGCTTCTTTTGTAGCTGATTCTAATCTAGCAGCAGTATTTACAGCGTCTCCGATAGCACTATAATCAAATCTAGTATCACTACCCATATTACCAATTACAGCTTCTCCTGTATTTACACCAACACCTATGGCTACTCCTATATCAGCTTTTTCTATATTTTCTTGTATTTCTTTAGCACATTCTACAGCAACTTGTTCGTGATGTGGTAAATCTAATGGTGCGTTAAATATAGCCATCATTGCATCACCAATATATTTATCAACCATACCATTGTATTTTTTAACTGCATCAGATTGTATAGTTAGTGCTTTATTCATAATTTCTGTAACTTGTTCTGGTTTTAGTTTTTCAGATAATGCAGTAAAGCCTCGTACGTCTGTAAATAAAAAAGTACAACGTCTTTTTTCTCCACCAAGTTTTAATAAATTTGGGTCTTTTTGTAAACGTTTTACTTGTCGTGGGTCTAAATAATGTTCGAACTGTTTTTTAATTTGTAAACGTAATTTATATTGTTCTCTAAATCTTAAATAAAAAGCTACGCTTCCTGATATAAATTGACTTATTAAAGACCAAGTTACGTCTATTAAAACACCTGTACCTATCGTATAAGCCCCGTATAAGCCCGTTAAACCCATAGTTATTAAACCTAGAACTACCCCCCAAGTTATTCCTAAATAGCTTATAAAAGCCCACACGAGCCCTACAGATACTAAAAATATAAATAATTCTACAGATAAAGCATAATCAGGTATATATGGGCTATCTTGTATTAATATAGATTCTGCAAGTGCAGCTTGTATTTTATGTGGTTCAACTAATCCTATAGGTGTCGCTATTTGTGGCATTACACCATTAGCAGTAACACCAACAAAAACAAACTTACCATTTACATTCATTTCTTGTAAATCTGTTTCTTCTGTTTTTACCCATGATATCCATTTACGACCTAAACTATCTGTTTTAACTGGTGGTAATCCTCTTACAGCTATTTCTTGCACACCGTTATCATTAGTAGTAACTATATATGTGGGGGTATCTGTTAGTATTTTTAATACTTGCGTTCCAAATGAAGCCGACCAACCGTCAGGCGTTTTTAATAAGAGAGGGATTCTTCTGACAAGTTGGTCAACTTCTGTAGGTGCGATAGCAACGCCTTGTGGTATATCATCATACTTATTATAATTTTGTTTTATTCCTGAAGAAAGTATACCACCAACATCAGGTCCCCTAATAACAGTGCCTGTAGTTTTGGGGTACTCACCACTGCCATTTTCGAAAGTAGCTAAAACACTAGGAGCATAACCTAACGAACTAGCAAATCTTGCATCTCCTCCCATTCTATCTGCTTGTGGAAAAGATATAACCCAACCAACACCCATAGCTCCTGCACCTAATAATTCTATTTGTATATCAGCTAGACGCTCTCTTGGTAAAGGATAACCTCCTTCTCTTTCTACATCTTCTTCTGTTATGTTAAGTATTACAAAATTACCGCTAGGTTCTTGTTTTTTAATAAAAGCATCAAAAGTTTTTAATTTTAATATTTCTGTTGGTGTACTTTGGAATATAAGGGGTAAAGATAATAAAGGTAATAATATAAATATAAGTTTTTTCATCCGCTACTTTGTCTTATGGTAATAGTAGAATCACCACCACCATTAATTTTAATTATATTAGAAACACCGTCTTGTATCAAAATAACAGTATAAGCATTACCAGAACTTAAATCTACTTGAACAGACTCACTTACTTTCCTACGTAAACTAATTGTTTGTCCTGTCACTATAGTTGTAATTTGTGTATCGGTGTCTTGTCCTATAAGGGTTCCTGATATATTAACACCAGTAGCTAAAGCTAATTGGTCTTCATCTTCTTCTATCGCTAAAGCGTCTAATACTTTTAATAAATCTTCTAAAAAATTTACATCTAAATAATTAATATCTAATTCTGTAAATTCTAAACTACTATCTTCTAAAAAATCTTCATTAAGATAATCAATGTCTAAATCATTAAAATCTAATAAGTTTACTGTTTTTGTGCTTGATGTTTCTTCTTGAACAACATCTTCTTCTTTTGGAGGAGAAACAATTAACATATTATCTATAATATCTAAAGATAAATCCAAAACCACAGGTTTACTGGGTGCGTTTTCAAAAACATCTACAGTAGTAGCTTGATAGGGTTTATTTAGTAGAACGCTACCTGTTGCTGTAACTACTTCTATCTCACCACTAGATAAACCGAAAGCGTCAGGAAGAAGTATAATTAATGAACGCCCTAATTCATCTACGGTTGCTGTAAAATCTGTTCCTCGTATAGCAATATTTGCAGTAGGTGTACTAAGTTTGATGTTTTGTTTATCTATACGATTAAGATTACCTGTTATAAATCTAGCTGTACCTAAAGCAAAGTTTAGAGACATTTTTGATTTACTGGGGTCTGGGTCATAGATATATTCATCTATGAGTAGTTGTGAGTGTTCTGTAAGTCTTACAGTCGATTCATCTAAAAATGTTATAGCCATACGACCGTTAGTCGTTATAGCTTCATCATTACTACGTATCGGAAAATCTAAATTAGCGTCGTAAGGTTTATCTCTTACAATCTGTGCAGAACCATTTAGTTCAGATATATCTCCAATATCAACAGCTTGTACTTGTTCCGCCGTCGTTTTGAATGACGCAAACAGTACCATTGTTACCGTTAGATAGAATCTTGAGCCAATCATTATCTAATGTACTCGATTGTGTAATATTAAATGTTCTTGAATTACCTGTTTGGTCTAAATAAAAATAACCACCTGCATAACCAGAGCCTGTAAAATTAACTGTGTTACTATCACCGTCTACATCTACATAACTTGTTCCACCATCATAATTTATATCGAAATCAAAAGTGTTGCCGTCACCTTGAATTATCCAATCTAAATCTAATGTTGCAGCTAATGCACTCGTTCCATGGTCTAATGTGAAAGTATTAGAACTACCAGTAACGTCTACGTTGTAATTAGAACTGTCAATACCATAAGTGTTAGTAGGGTCACCTTGTATTGTAAAAGTATTACTATCACCGTCAAACTCAAAAAATCCTGTTATAGAATCACCTAGGATATCACCTAGAAATTTATTACTATCACCTATCTGATTAATATCTAATGTCATAGTAATACCGTCTAAATCTAACGCAGTAAGTGTGCCTGCAACAGAATTTAGTCCACCTATAATATTACCAGAGCCTAGCTGTTCTAAATCAATATTTGCTGTAGCACCTGATTGGTCAACATATATTTCATTGTCAGCCCCGTATATTAGCGATGCACTCGTCATCACAATCAGGCTCATCAATTTTAATAGTTTCATTTTTTTCCTCCCAAAAACCTCTATCATACCCTATTTTGACGATTTGCAAAACAGCCTCCTCTATCGCACGTTGTAAAGCTAAAGTAGTTGGTTCATTCTCTGCGTCTCCCATTTCTATTTCTACTAATTCTGTGCCTGCTTCTATAAATCTAAAAACATCTTGGGATTGACCATAACTGTATACTTGTTTACTAACTAAAACATCTATCAAAACTTCACCAGTAGCAATAGATACCATACGTAATGCAACAGTAATATTATCTACTCTGTATTGTTTACTTGTTCCTATACCTAAATATCTAGCACCAATACCTCCACTTTTTATATTTGTGTCATAACCAAGAACAGCTCCCTCCATCAAAACACCTGCAAAAAGCAAAGGCATAATAGGTTTAGGTCCATCAGTTTTTTCGTTTTGCTCTCTCGCTGAACGTATAAGTTGTCTTTCTTTTGTAAGATTATCAAGTCCAACTCTTTCAGCTACTCTGAAAAACTTACCATCAGACGTATGTTTTAAACTTCTAATAAGTAGATGACTTGGTGCTTGTGTTAGTGCTGTAGAAAATAATGCAAACTCACTATTGCTTTTACGTTGTCCTGTTTGGTCTGTAAAACTATTAGGATAAACAGCAACAACAATAGGAACTTTAGGTTGCGAAACATTTAATAATTCTTTAGATTGTATTTGTAGTATGTTTGGTAAACTTTTTCCTTGTCTAAGATTTTCATCTATAGGATTAATACTACAACTAGAAAGAAAAATCGCCAATAGGCAACTGTATCTCAGTAATATTTCCATCTGCATCAGTGATTTTAAGAGTTATGATTCCATTATCTATACTATATTCTATAGTGTTTCCTTCTAAGGTCAAAGTTCCTTCTGTGCTTGGTGTTTCACCAAATAAATTTTCTACAAGCTGTCTTGATAGCTGAGCATAGATACGTGATTCAAGATTCCTTATAAATCTAGCTAATGTAGTATTTTCTTTATCTCTTTCAATCTGTTCTTGTATAGCTTTTATTTCTTCTTTAATACTCATCTTACGATTAAACTCTTGGTTTTCTATAGTTAAATAATGTGAGCTAGTATTTATACCATTAAAAGATGGATTTTTAAATTTATGTGTAATAGTGTCAGCTTTTACATTAATTGCTACAATACCTACAAACAGAAAGAAACCTATAAAAACTATAGCTAATGTAAGTCTGTATTTTTCTAATTCTACTTTATCAATCTTTTCTTTGGTCATCTCTATCCGCCTTAGCTAATCTATCAGATTGCATTAATTGTGGTACACCTAGTATAGTCTTTAATAATGTATCTTGTCTAATAATCTCATTATCTACAGACCTAACTCTATCTATAAGTGCTACTAATATACCATGTTGTGAGTCTAATTTTTGTCCTAATCTTTCCTCGATAGCTGCTATTTGTCCTTCTACTTTTTCATCAACAGTATCTAATTTAGTTTCCATGCCGTCAACAATACGCATTATTAATTTATAAATAAACCAACCGAGACCTAGTGCTGCTGCAATAGGAAAACCAACTTGTTGTATTAAAGTAACTACTTGTTCCATTAATAATCACCCCAAACTTTAGTTTTTTTACCTCCGTCATAAGCAACAGCATGACCTTCTTTTATAAGAACATCACAAATATCTCTACCGTCTTCTGTATAAGGTATACCAAGTATTCTGCCATACTTACCCTTACCTAATGATTTAACTTGTATTTTACCAATACATAGTTGTTTAAGTCTTTCTTTTGCGGCAAGACCTAGCTTCTTTTCAGCTAAATCTCTTGTTCTAGATTCTGGTGTATCTATGCCTGCAAGTCTAACACGTTGTTTATGTAGCTTTACATCAAAACCTAAATCTAAAGTGCAATCAAATGTATCGCCGTCTACTATGCGTTCTAATGTTGCGTTATATACAAATGAATCTGGTGCTTTAGCCATTTAACACTTCCATCTTCTTCTAGCTTGTCTTAATCTTGAATTAGGGTTTTTAGCTGCTTTTGGAAACTTTTTCATTTGTCCTGCAGAACGTGCACAAAATGATTTACGTCTTTTTGCTGCTTTACTGCCTTTTTTAACTTTACCTGTTACAGCAGTTTTTAATTTAGAACCAGGATTTAATCTTCTATAGGCTTTTACACCTGCTTTAGTCATTCCAGCACCTTTTTTAGTAGGTCTAAAATTCTTTTTATTTCTGGCTGGCATCTTAGCTTTTTTTCTTGGCACGTGTACTCCTTTTCTTTTTGACGAAAGTTCTTACATTTGTTGGTTTACCACCAGGATTGCCTGCTGCTCTTTTTCTTCTGACAGCACTCGCTCTTTGTGATGCGGTCATTCTTTTAGCTTGACTTCTTGGTACGCATTTAGGGTATTTACGTTTGCTTTTACCTTTAGCAGATTTTCTACCACATTTTTGGAACTTACCTTTTTTCTTAGGTGCACCTATATCTACCCAGTCACCTTTAGGTCCTTTACCAAACCATGCTGTTAATCCACCACTAGGTTTTGCCACGTTTCTTCCTCGCTTTTCTTATAGCTTCTTTACCTTTTTTAAATATACTTACTACTTGCGTTTTACCCATCACTTTCGCTCTTTGTTCGCCGACAGTAAGAATTTGTATTTTTCTTGCAAAAGGTTTATTAACTCTTTTGACTTTCGCGACTGTTGCTCTAGCGTCTGAAGGAGTAGCGAATTTAATACGTACTGTGTCTTTCGGGTTTTCATCTGTATATAATCTTCTTCCACTACCTTTAGGTTTTTTACCAGTTCCCTTTTTAGGGTCTTTTTTACGTCTACTTTTTGCCACGTTTTTTAGTTCCTCTTCTAGCTTTTTTCATTTGGGCTGCAGTGGGTGCACCTTTTGCACCTTTCTTACGCATTTTTTCTCCAGAACCAGCTTTGATTCTTTTACGTTTTGCGTGTATATTCGCCCATAAACCTCTACGTGCCATTTTACTTCTTAGTCCTATATCCTCCACCACGTTTTTTATATTCACGTACCAACCACCCATTTGCATAAGCACTTGGATAGACTTTAAATTTACGTTTCGCTTCAGCTTTTACTCTAGCATATAAACTAGGATTTGTTGGCACTGCTTTAGACTTAGAAGACTTCTTCTTTGCAGGTTTCTTTTTTGTTCTAGCCATTACTACTCCTCATATAAATTATTAAATGTAATTGTTGGGTCAAGATAACTTTCATGTCCTTCTGCAGAATGAGTGTGCTGTGAAGGTGTAAATTTTGGTGCACCTTCTCCTGTTACCCATAACGCAGGACTGGTCGCTCTAACTCTATTATTAGGTAAAGCAACTAAATTACCTTTCCATTCACAATCTTCTGTTATATATAATACATGAGATTGTTTATGTTGTGCAGGACAATCAGCTATAGCGTTATTTGTGTAATCTACTGTAAACATATATTTACCAGTATAAAACTTTCCATCGATTTTGCAAAGCCATGGAGAAGAACTTACTCTATCCATAACTATGACCGAATGGTCTCTAGATTCACAATCCCAAGGCTGACATAAATGGTCTTCCATAGGTATAGCCCATTCATCTACTGGAATATCAGCTATTAGTCCTTGTATTGGCATACGTGCCCACATTGCACCGCCGTGTATATTACCTTCGTCCCAATCATCGTACTCCCTTTCGCAACCTGTAAAAACAACTTGGAAACTTAATGACCTGTCTGGAATGGTGTTTACAGCAAAAGCAATGGCATGTAGAAACTCTCCATGGTATTGCTGATGATTAGCTGTAAATTCTCTACGCACCCAACATTTAAAGTGCGGGATATTACTTATGAGATGAGGCACTTACTTCTTCTTTTTTCTCATAGTTTTTCTTTTCATGCCACCTTTCTTTTTATATTTAGAACTTTTGAGTTTTCCACCTCTTTTCATTCCTTTAGCTTTCATACTATTCTCCTTTTAATACTCTTTCTTTTAAACGAATCGCACGAGGACCAACTTGGGTCGCCCAACGACTATCCATCATTTCAACTGCAGCAGTTTCCCAATCATGTTCTTCTAATGCAGTTAAAAACTTTTTAAACTTTAATAATCTTGTGATACCTAGATTGAAACACATATTAGCAAGCACTCTTTGAATATCTTCGGGTAGATGAATCCACCACTCTAAGTTTCTATCTAATTCTGTAGTTACTATATTTATGTCTTTTTCAAAACACTCTTTTATTCTATCTTCAGATACTGGTGTATCTACCTCTTGACCATGTTCGGGGTCTGATTCTAATATCAAATGTCCTATACCAAATGTAGGATATCCAAGGTGGTCTAAATATATTTTATCTACACAACCCTCATCAAAAGTTAATTCTTCTCTTAATTTATCTACGTTCATCTTATCGGGACTATTGTTGCTCCGTTTGTTTTTACTGTTACTTTGCCCAGAGTCGTTGTCCCCTGAACTCCATTTTCTTCCCCAACGTATAAGTCTATCCATTCAGTTCCACTCCATAACTGTAATTGATTTGTGCTTAGATTAAAAATTATATCTCCTTTATTAAATTTGTTCAAATTTCTTTGTGTCTCATTTACTGACAAAGTAGAGTCTATATCTTTAGAATTTAAAGATAATTCAAGAACTCTGCTTAATCTGTTAAAAGTTTCAGGATTAACTTGTCCTTGTGCTGTTGGTAACTTAGTTTCTAAAAGTTTACTCATTATCTTTTACCGTCTGGTTTTACGTCTAATCGAGTAGCACCTAACCTAAAACTCATACCAGTTACACTTGTATCATCATCATTAGATTGCACCCTTAATACTGCTTGTCTTCCTCGTAATCTAGTATCTAGTTTTGTAGTATTAGAAAAACACGAAGATGTGCTCACTGTCGTTAGACTTTCTCCAGGAAAGTTTCTTCTCTTTAAAACAAAATCTAATTGTTGTCCTGAAGAACCTGTAGAACCACTACCAATAAATTTTACGTCGGGTATAACTCTATTAACGAATTGAAACATATCTCCTTCGCCTAAATCAAAATCACTAGATTCTATAAAAACATTTTGCATTGCAGAACCATCATCATCGTTACCAACTTCATGATTAAATATACAATTAGTATTAGTTGATATTTCATGCGTTGCAATAGGTTTATCGAAGACACCTTCGTCTAACCAAGCGTTTCTAGATAATTGTCCTATAGACCATACATTTTCATCGTAATTGTAAACTACGTATCTATCTATATTGGTAGCCCCTGATGAACAATAGAACCAACCAACTTCATCAAAAGCCTTATTTGCAAAACCAAATATCTGGAAACTTTGTGTTTCATTTATATCACTAAAAACATAATCTTGAACACTACATGGTAAACTTTGTACTTGTCCTGTATATGCATAAAAACCTTTTTTATCCATCCAAAAAATACCTTTAGGTGTATTTACTGCAGCGTTAGGACCAACTAAACCCACACCTTCATTAACTAAATTAACACCGAAAGTAAAAGGTTGCCCTACAAAACTTAATGAATATAAAGCGGTATCTGTCCAAAC